AATCGGACCTTTGGTTTGCATCAAGGGAAAGGTCACAGACATCAACCAAACAGGATACGATAGTGACTATGACCCTACGGGAATCAACTACACCATGAGAGTGTCGTCGTTCTCCCTACAGCGAGAGTTCGCCAACGACATGTTCCGACAAGAAGTGTCTGTTAGGGTCCATGGATTCCTGGGCCAAGAGTGTAACGCCTTTGACTACAAAGGCAGGAAGGGGTGGAAGCCCTATGCAGTGAAGTCCACGGTCTACATCTTCGGCAGACTAGGCCTGCGGGCTATAGATGACGGGGAAACACCCGTAGTCAGAGCGTTGGGCATCTATGCCCCACCAAGACTAGCGATACCTGCCGGTGAGGGTGGCAACACATCACTAGGCCAATTCGGGGTTGATGCGTGATGGGGTTCTTCAAGAACCTAGACATCATGCTACACAACGGTGATGACGACACTACAATCGCCAAGTGGATTCGTGAGAACGCTATAGACCCAAATATCTGCAAAGAAGATTCAATGATAATGGCCGCTACTTGGAGACATGAGTGGCAGACTTTGAGGGATAACCACTACAGGGGGTTCAAACAATGAGTGGCTTCAAGAATCTCAAGGACAAAGAGGCGGCTGAGAAAGATGCGGAAGCGACTCTCTCTACACTAACACCCAAGAAGAAGTTGAAGAAGACGCCTGTAGAGAAGGCTCAGAATCATCGAGGCGACGAATGGTTCGCTGAAGAAATCGCACCAATTACCGGCGAGTTCGGTGGTCTAGTGGGTGATGATGGGACCTGTAAGACGGCTATAATCCTCAATAGCATACCTGAGGGTGATGCCTGTGTCATCGTAGACTTCGATGGTGGGGGGCAGGCCCTTAGAGACGCCTTCTATACACACAGAAGGTCGGACTTCAAGTCAGTTAACCCTTGGATAATGCAGGACGAGGCTCGAACAGCCTATGATTACCCTGCTACACACGATAAGGTAATGGATATAGGCAGAAGGGCCCTATCTTGGGCTAAGGACCAACTGGAGCCTGACTATGAGGGACAGAGGCTAAACACAGTCCTAGTGACTGCGGTGGACCTTTGGGACTCAGTGGCTATGGCTTGTATGTTCATCGAGGACCTAGGCACCGCCCCTGACGGGATTGGTGCCAAGATAAGCCCTCACGAAAAGGTGGGTTTGAGGTTCAATTGGCAGATTCGCAGTACGCGATTCCACCAACTGACATCACTATGTCGAGAACTCACCCGTCTGGGCGTCAATGTATGGTATGAGACACACTGGCAGTATGAAATGAAGGCTGACGGCACCATGACTGGTGGTAAGAAGCCCAAGTGGGAAAAACAGACTAGCAACTATCTACATACCATCATACAGATGAAGAAGACGAAGGTTCGTGACGCTGAGATGAGGCCTACTGGAGAAACCATCTATGAGGCCACATTCACTAAGGCTCGGAACCTACCTGACCTACTGGACAAGACCCGCCTAGTGATGAGCACCTACGACGACAAGCCACTGAAGTGGCATGGATTACCCGAATTGAGGGGCTGATGATATTATTAAGAATCTAACACACGAGGCCGCGCCAAAAACGGGGGAAGGCGCATCGCTCGAGTGAATATCGGCAAGGAAGCACTCCTCGTTCTGTTGAACGGCTTTGGGCCTGGGGTGGGGGACCTCAGGCTCGAGGCTAGGGATATGTCTCTCACTGGGACTGTTGCAATGAAGACACACATGTTGCACACTAGTGTGAGTGCTGATGTGGAAGACCCAGGCGCAATAGTCATCTCAGACCTAGGTAAACTCCTGACATTCACCAAGGCTCTACCTAAGGAGTCAATGATGAGCCTCTACCAGCCCTCAGAGACACCACTGCGTGTCCTCTCGGGCAATGTAGACCTCACCCTACCATATAGTGACTATGTTCACTCTAATGTAAGGACGAGTAAGGCACTGGCTCTCAAAGAGGACAGTGAACGCGATAACTGGAAGCATTGGGGAGGGGAACCTCTAACATGCTACGGTAAGTTGCACACCTCTGACCTCATGCAGGTGCAGACCCTCGAGAAGATAGTGGGGAAGAACCACTCTATCAAGACTCGATTCTCTGTCAAGGATAAGACATGGAACATCACTGCAGGTGAGAAGGGGACTGCTAACATGACCGTGAGTGTAGAGATAGAGGACTGTGCTGGACCACCTAGGTCCTGCAAGTCAAGTTTTGGTGGTTGGTTCCCGAGTGTAGTAGATTGCGTCCCTCCGGGAGTGGTAGAACTATACACCTCGCACAAGTTCGTGCTAATACTGCGCCACATGGAGAAGGAGCATCTGCTAGTTATTCTGGACCAAAGGAGTGATTGAATGAAATGCATGCAAACAGGAGTGGAAATGTTTTGGCGAGGTTATCCACAATCGCAGAGGTGCATCGGATTTTACCCGTTCGGCCACACGGAGGAATATGAATGATAGTTGATGAATACTATGAAGGGGAAAAAACCTTCATCTACTCACGATATCGTGATGAGGAAGGTAACCTCATCGAACAAACAGATAAGGACTACAAATCATACTTCTGGGTGCCCAAGAACTCTCCAGACTTCCAGTTTAGGAGGGTTACCACCAGATTCCCGACATCTAGAGTCATCTACGAAGAAGAAGCCATTGGCCTCGATGGTACACCACTGGTGAAAGTAGAGGCTGAAAACCCCCTTGATATGATAAGGAGTAAGAGTGCATATGGACAACCATTCACTCCAATGACGAACCTATTCAACAAAACATACGAAGCCGATGTCAAACACACAGACCGCTGGCTGATAGACAATGTCCAAGTCATGCCAGACTGGAAGCCACGAAAGTGGTGGTTCGACATAGAGTGTGACACTGGTGATGACCCATTCACCACGGTCATCGCTGTGATAGACAGCGACCTAGACAAACCAGTGGTCTTCGCTTGGGCTGACGAGCGCACTAACTGTCCCTATGAGAGCCAAGGTGCTTACATGCGTGAGGTGCGTGACATTACCTATGAACTGAGGCTCTATAGTTCCGAGTCCCATCTCCATGAGGCCTTCGTAGCATTCATGCGCGAGCGAGACCCCGACATGCTGATTGCACATGCGGGCTCTTGGTTCGACATACCCCACCTCATCAACAGGGTTCCATACCCTGAGCGAATGAGCCCAGTGGGACAGATTAGGAGGTTCAGGAAGGGTAAGGACAGGTATGACCCAACAGACCAGCCCATCGTAGGCAGGTGGCATTTTGATACTGCAGCACAAGCCAGCAGTGGCACAGGGTTCGAGAGAGTATGGAAGGACAGTGGGGGTGGTCAACTACCATCCCTCAAACTCAACGACATAGCAGAGACGCTAGGACTGGGTTCCAAACTCACCGAGGAGATAGAGGGTATGGATGTCCACAATGGGTGGTACGAATACTGGGGTGACTTCGTGGACTACTGTCTGCTGGACACCCACCTACTCAGAGGGATAGACGAGGCCAAGAATGTCACCGACTTCTACATACAGATGGTGAGGCTCTGCGGAGTCACCCTATCCTCAGCATGCAATGTGACTAACTTCGCTAGAGGTCTGCTCTCAAGGAGGACAGACAAGAAAGCCCCAAGCAGAGTGAGGGGTGACAGCGGTTCACTCCGGGGTGCAGAAGTAGGACTGAATCTTGTTACTGGTTTGCATCAAGGCGTTGGAGTGTTTGACTACAAGGGATTGTATGCATCTCTCATTCTAGGCAACAACCTCTCTTATGAGACCAAGAGGGACGGTCCTGGTGAGAACATACTCCAACTCGACAACGGCACCTTCTGGGACCAGAGTAAACAGGGTTTGCTACCTAGTGTAGTAGAGTATCTGTTCGCCTACCGAGATGAATGCAAATTCAAGATGCGACACGCTGAAACCGAGGAGGAACGAGATGCTTGGAACACCACACAGATGGCGATTAAGAGGGTCATGGCCTCACTCTATGGCATGACTGCACATGGTGGCTATGGCTGGGCCGACCTAGACATAGCACACACCATCACCCACGAGGGGAGGAGGTGCATCCACCTACTGGACCAAGTCACCACTAGCAATGGCTACGAGTGCCTCTATGGTCACACTGACTCGGCATTCATCAAGGTCCCCTACGAGGACGCTGAGATGCTGGCCGACAAAATCACGAGGGCTGTACAGGAGGCCACTGGCAACAAGATGTTGTTCGCAGACTTGGAAGACTGGATGCCCTACTGGCTACTGGTCAAGAAGAATAGGTATGTAGGTAAGAAGATGAATGGTGAACTCAAAGTGGCTGGCTTCGAGATGAAAGCCTCCAATGCAGCACCCATATCCAAGAAGGTGCAGAAGGAGGTGTTCAATATGGTATGTAGTGGAGCCAATGAGGGTGAGGTGGAAGCCTATGTCCGTCCGATAGCCATGTCCATACGCGAGGGTGAAGTCCCTCTCAAGGAGGTGACCTTGACCACTAGGTTAGGGATGGCACTCCGGGACTACAAGGTGTTGGGTGGTGCTGCCAAAGCAGCATCAAACTACAATGACGATTCCAAAGGCCCAAAGTTCGGGAAGGGTGACTCAGTTCCCTGGACCTATGTGCAGGGCATTCCCAACACCATAGCCTATCGAGACCCCTCTGAATTAGAGGGCTATCCCCTAGATTCAGATGTGATACTCCAGAAAATGCTAAAGGCCAAGTTGGATAGTGTGTATACTACCCTTGGCTGGGACATAGACGGTGCTCTTGGAGCACCTCGTCCCAAGGCGTATGGATGGTGGTAAGAAAATGACAGGAGAAAAGAAAGTAACAGAAGAGAATAGCAGACAGACAACGCTGGAGGAGTTTGGCTTTGAGTGCCATCGAAGAAGCAGTGTGTAGTAAGATACAGGACCGGGCCACAGTAGGGCTGAACAAGTACGGCACTACTATGGAGAGGGAGGACTTCTCCAAATTAGACTGGCTCATCTACGCACAAGAGGAAGCAATGGACCTAGTGGTCTACCTTGAGAAACTCATCCAGTTAGA